TTTGACGGATGGCTTCTACCCGGAGCACATCACGTCCTTCTCCCAAGCAGAAGCAATAATCGCCGATCTTGAGTCCGGGCAAGGGTTCAACCTCAAAAGTCAGCTTGCCGAATTCTGCTTCCAACTCCAAGAATTCAGTCTTGAGGAACTTGGTGATCTCTCGCTTGTTTTGGAACACGAAAGACGCTTGGAGGTTGCCACGCACACGACCTACGAACTTGAACACTGGGTTTGTCATTGCTTGCTCCGTTATCTAACTGTCTATGTAGACATTATATGTCCACACGGATTTATTGTCAACCGTCAGACTTTTACCTTCTTCCAGCACTTGGCCACTTCTTCCCAGCAACCATGGCTCAAACCAAAACTCCAACTGTAGTCTCCATTTTGGCGGATCCGCATAACGTCTGGTGACGCATTCATTGCAGAGTGTCCTCAATCATTTTGATCTCACTGGAAAGTGTCTTCATTGCGCGGAGGAAACCCTCCGCTTCGATTGATCCAAAATTCAACCCTTCCTCGCGCATATTATCGTAAAGATTTTGGGCAGCAGCTAGCTGATTTTCAATTGAGATCTTGATCCACTCAAACTTCTCAATCGCAATCTTTGCTTTCTTGAGTTCTGGTTGCTCCGCATGGTACGTAACACCATCAACAACAATCGATGTCTTTTTCATCACACACTCCTTTTTTCTAACTTGAATACAGTATAACAGGGTTCCGATTATTCGTCAAATCTTGGTTACACCCTAAGTCAGGCGTAGGCCCTAGATTAGTTTCGGCAGTTGCTTGCCATGCCAGCGAAGAACTGCGCCTTGTGATAGGCGGCACCTTGTTGAGTGCCAGGGCAACGGCAGCAGATAAGCATACCGTATTGAGTAGACTTGATAGCAGGATGCAGTTTGGTGCCCTGTCCGATACGAACTGCGCCTTTGATTTCTTGCTGGTTCATCTTGCGTTCTCTGTTATCTAACTGTCTATGTAGACATTATATGAGTTTTGGGATTTATTGTCAACCGTCAGACTTTTACCTTCTTCCAGCACTTGGCCACTTCTTCCCAGCAACCATGGCTCAAACCAAAACTCCAACTGAAGTCTCCGTTTTGACGGATGGCTTCTACCCGGAGCACATCACGTCCTTCTCCCAAGCAGAAGCAATAATCGCCGATCTTGAGTCCGGGCAAGGGTTCAACCTCAAAAGTCAGCTTGCCGAATTCTGCTTCCAACTCGGGCATTTTGGTCTTGAGGAACAGGTTGATCTCTCGCTTGTTTTGGAACACGAAAGAAGCCCAAAGACCACCACGCACACGACCTACGAACTTGAACACTGGGTTTGTCATTGCTTGCTCCGTCATCTAACTGTCTATGTAGACATTATATGAGATTTAGGATTTATTGTCAACCAACCTCACGAAGTCAAGATCATAGGTGACATCTTTCGGAAGATTCAGACGTCCAAAATAGGTAGCGATACCGAAATGCCGAGCACCATAAATGGTGTCCATCATCTCGGTACCAGAAGCGTAAGGATAACGAACCTCAGCAACCAGTTCCTTGACTCCATCAATCACCTTGAAAATTTGGAGAGTGTAACCGGTCATTTCGTTTGCTCCTTTTTTCTAACTTGAATACAGTATAACAGTGTTCCGATTATTCGTCAACCATCGTTCTTAATAAGCCACCGGTTAGAAATAGTCTTAAAACTAGGTCCACCAAAAGTATTGCACTTGAACACCAGACCTTCACGGTTGGTCTTAGGATTCAGTGTGCTAACACCATCAGCCATAGTCAACAAGCCAGTAACCCATTCTTCAATCACCATTTCAGTGGCAAGCACAGGAACATGCTTGATACCGTGGGTTTCTGCAAACACCCGACGCTCAAGAGGACCAAGGTATTCTCCACGATCAATGTCGTAGATGTCAAACAATCGGAAATCTTGACCCTTGACGTTGTAGGCATTGCCTTGAATACCTTCGCCAATCAACTCACCTTGTAGGGCAAGATTACGACCAGTTTGACGGACCTTTTCAATCAACCGTTCACGCCGAGCCACAGACCACAGAGTATTCCCAGCAGTTTCCTTGAGTGCCCAATTACGGCTGCAGACACCTTCACGATCACCATGAACGAACACAGTCATAGAACTGCCATCCAACTTCTCGGTGACTTCCCAAGTAAAGGCACTGTTACTTTGCCAAGTCTTGAGTTCTTCAGTGAGATTCTGGATACGCTCCTGATCAGTCTTTGGGATCACAGTAGGAAATACGCCTTCTACATCACCAGCCAGTTGAGCAGGGATAGGAGCCTCCCACTTTTGAATACCGAGGATTTCAGTGAGGTCTTCGCCACCAACGAACTTTGGAGCAAAGTTTCCCTCTTCAGAACTCCACACAAGATTAGCCACCTCCCACTCTGTGAGAATTGTTTCATTAATGGGCAACAGCAGTCCTTGACTGACCTGGCCCCTCAACTTGACCGTGCGAAGACGTTCACCCTTGACACCGTTGTATTCCCGGGGTTCTTGACCCTTGCTGAGGAATGGGGCAACAGCATGAGGAACCCAACTATCGATAGAAACATAAACACAAAGATCGCCAGTATTATAGGCGTTCTTCTTGTCTACCACCCACCAACCACCAACACGATAAGCACAAATAGCATCTGCGTTTGGAATTTCGGTCACTTCATCAATTTTAGCCACCCATGCCATGCAACGCTCGCCATTCTTGTACATGAGATTACTCCTTAATGTTTAACTTAGATAAATAGTGTAGCAAAAAAATTATTTTTTGTCAAGAAAAATGTCCTTCGCGGTACTGGTAATACCCAAGGACTCTAACGCTATAAAGGAGCAATCAGCATGGATATTTATCCAAAATTCCTAGATTTCAAATTGATTGATAATAGCGCCGTATTTCTGTGCGTAATGGTAGAGATTCACGCCGCCATCGTTAGCTGCAATCACGAATTCTGTCGTGGTTTCTTTCAACGCCCCAAGCAGTTCTTGATTCGCTGCATACAGTCGGCGCAGTTCGGCGGCAGCTTGCATAACCTCGGGATGCAGAGCATAACGGCCTTCCAGTCGATCAGCCATCCGCAGAGCTTCGGGTTGTTTGTTCATTTCATTGTAGAATGACATTCTATAACCAAAACGATTATTTGTAAAATGCATCACAAACGTTACGCATTTTTTCTAGATGTTCTTGCAACAGTTCTTCTAGCCAATCATTGAAAAGATCAACATCAAGATTGCCTGAAACAAGTTCCCAATCAGCCTCTGATCCTCCACCGGGTCTGCGCACCGTGCTCAAATTGCAGTGCAGCGAAACATCAAGATACCAATGACCTTGTTTGTAGGTGACATATTCAAGAAGCATTTTACAGGCACTTATTGTTAGGACCACACCAGATTTCTTCAACAACGGACTTGAGACCACGTTGTTCCACTTGGTCGGCAGCCTTTACAGCGGTAGTGCCTGCAAAGACCCAGAATGCGATCATTGCAATCCAGCCAATCACAATGACGGTGACTGCGACGACGAACATGATTTTAATCATACGATCCATAGAGTTAAAATCTTTATCAAATTTACTGAGATACATAGTGTTTTCTCAGTGTTATTGGTAATCAGATCGAACGAGTTGCTTGATGTAGCGATAGTGCTCGCCTGCCCTCGCATCGTAACCGACTTGCACAAGCCACCAACCAGAATGTCGGAGACTCATGCCGCCAGGCACGTAAACTTTTCTGAATTGATTCATCATGTTCTGTTACCTTGTTTGCTTACTGTGTTCACAGTATAACAATACCGGGAATTTTTGTCAAATTCCCGGCACTATTTAGCGCATGCAGGTAGCTTTGGCCAGAGTTTGCCAATTGTTGGGACTGATCTTCATCAGATCCGCCATCTTCATTGTCATACGCAGGCTGATTTCACGCAGCTTGGTATGATTATCCCACATATGAGTCAGAATCATACCCTCTTGTTCCTTGGAGAAATTATAGTCCACGAACAGACCAGGATCAGCATCGCGGTACACTTGACGCACACGGAGCATCTTATCACGCTCGGTATTGATCGTCAGATCCAAGAAGTGACTACGGGACTGCAGGGCATCCAGGTGCGGCTGAATCTTGCTAGAACGCTGGTTATCAAAATTCTTGTTGGTGATGAAGATGATAGAACCCTTGAACTCAAAGGTGTTAGGCACGCCTTCCTCACGCAGGATACGGCTGTCCTTGTTATAAGAGATTCGACGGGACTTGCCAGAGTCCAGCGCACCCTTCAGAATATTGATAGCGTCCTGATCTTCCCAGATATCGCAGTCATCAAAAATCAGGATATTCTTAGGATCACTATACTTGTACAGCAGAGCAAACAGGCCGATAGCACTCATGGTACCCTTGACGATTTGATACCGCGGCTTCTTGCCAGCAATCTTATCGAACAAGGTAGCCTTCTCCAGTTGGAGCGTGACGCCGTGAGACTTACCGACGCCAGGAGGGCCAGTAACGATCATGGAACGAATATCGCCAGCAATACAAGCTTGGGACATTTCATCCAGGATAGCAAAACGGCTAGCAATCCGATCCATAGCCTGGTCATCGGTTTCAACAACCTTAGCGGTGGCAACGATAGATTCGGTATTAGAGGGCACTTCGCTGCCTGCCATGATGTAGTCCTTGGTGCTAGAGACGTTGATTCGGATGGTATCAGGGTAGCCAGGGAAGTTGCCACCGTTCTTAACGGTAACAAAACTACTCTTGTCGGTCTTACGCAGTTGATTAACCAGTTCAAAGGTCATGCCGCTGGCATCAAAACCACGATAGACGCCGTTGATGATTTGGATCGAGGTCATTTCTTGCTCCGTTTTCTAACTGATGAATCTATTGTAGTGCTTTTTTTAATTTCTGTCAAATGGCAAATCGATCATAACTGCGGATCGGGCTACGGCCATCATGGATGATTTCCTTGATGTTGACAGTAATGCCAGTGGCACGGATTGCGTCCATGAAAGAAGAAAAGTCGCAGTCTTCCTCGAGATAGACGGTAGCGCCCTTTTGATAACTGTAGGGCGTGATCTTGTCCATGATGCCGAGTTCGTCAAGCATCTTGCGCTTGACTGCCGCCCAGCCGTGACCGTCATCGGAGTAAAACTTGATAGTGATCGTGTTCATTGAATTTTTCCTATGTGTCTAACTCAATGAACACATTCTATGTTAGATCGTATTTTTTGTCAAGTATTCAAACAGTGCATCTCTTGACCGCAGAGAACATCTAGACACATACTTCTTTTATCGACTAATATCTTTCATTAATTTTAGCTTTATATTACTGTCTCTACTGCCATGTAAATGTATAATCGCTGCTTCATTAATGCTAATACCATTCCAGATATCTTGAACCCATAATGGACTAAAAGGTAGCCATTGTGCTTGATATGCTATTTCAGGTCTAAGTACCTGATCTAATTTCCAACCCTGCATCCATAACATTTCATTAAGAATAATTTGTTCTGTATCATATGTAGAATAATCCCAGTTTCTGGCCATTTGTTCACCAGTTTTCCAAACATTACTTGCCATGTCATGACCGAAATATCTAACCCCAGCATTAAAAAAGTGCTTAAAAGATTTGTTATAACGGTTTACTGAATCAAGTGATCTTGGATCTGTAAAATTGAACATTAAAAATCCATTTAAATTATTCCATGGATCAATGGATTTAGTTGCTATCGTATCTGGATCGGTATATAAAATGTTACATGCTTCACTATGCCATAACTCATATATAAACCAAAAAGTTTTTTCAAATGCTCGATGAATATTTTCAACCGTTCCTTCCAAAACTTTTAATTCCCAATCTCCTTTTAAATGAATATTGAAACTTTTTACACTTAAATCATGCATTGATCTATAATTTTCATAAAGATTATTTTCATGACTACGATCAACTACTGTCCAGTTAGTATCTTTTACTTCAAATAACGTTTTTACTAAATAATTTTTCATTTTGGTTCCATCCATAACCAATATCCTACTTCTGGTCTACCCTCGTGAATCAAAGCGAATTTATCACTGTCACTGAGTTTTTTCAAAAATTCAAACTTATATGGATCTTTGGTACTTTGTTCTATAACAGCAACATCATGGCTAGATTGAAATTCAAAAGATAATTTAGACGTTATATTTGGTTTAAAAACATCGTGGGTTTCAACTAAGATCATACAATCCGTTAATCTAGGACATTGTTCTTTATTAAGTAGATCTTCTTCATATCCCTCACAGTCAATAACCAATAATGGCCGTTTGTAATTGGCTAATATATCATTTAACTGTGACGATGTAATCTCAGATAAAAAATAATCTATTTCTGTATTATTAGATATTGCGTTAATTTTACAAATTTCCAATGCTCTAGGATCTATATCTACTGCAATAACTGGAGTTTGCATCATTTTTTTACAGCCTATAGCATAGTATCCTTCTGCACAGCCTACATTTATCACAACATCAGGTTGAAATTTTTTCGCTCGATACAGATATTGATGTAATTCATCCTCATATACTCCTAGCAACTTAGATACTATATCACTGTCGCCCCACATATAATATGGACATATTATCATGTCCCTGAATGGACCCAGATATACTTTACCACCAGTGTGGTGATATATGTAGGGTATTAGTTCTTTTCTTCTAGCCGTGGAAACATCTTGACAAAATCTTTGAAGGTTTTTCATATATTCTTATCCAATGCGTTTAGTCCAGGATAACGATATCTCTGAATTGGATGCTCTAAATTGTAAGGATTCTGCCGCTTGAATTTACTACCAGCAATCCGGGAAAGAATTTTATTTACTTTAGCCACATCTGTAGGTTGTACATTTAATACAGTCATTGCATCATTAAATGAAAATCCTGTACTCATCAACGAACATAACTTCATCAATACAATATCCAATTCTAAATAACTGAATCCAAATTGATCTTCATCACCTTTACTGATACCTAAACCATCTGTGGGAGTAGCAAACACAGTATCTGAAGGCACGCCATAAAATTCAGCCAACTTAGGAACTTCCCAACTCTTAATCAAACTTTGAATAGGCGCAACATCACCAACATCACCATGTAGTGTCCAAAATCCAGTAGATAACTCACTGAAATTATCAGTGCTGCCAACTAGTCCACGATGTAGGCTGGCTTGATTGTATAGAGTCATCATGCGTAATCTAACACGCAAGTTACCACGTCTGATAGTGTTTTCGGCTTTTGTAATTTCTGGATCTGAAGTTTGAACGGACTTCAATAATGCATCATAAGTTTCGGTTAAATCAATATGCTTATGCTCAATACGCAAGGCTTTACACGCATCAACACCACGATTAGTTTCTTCTTCTAATTGATGTATCGGCATAGTTACACCTATAACTCGCCAACCGGCAGATTTGAATAGCGCAGCAGTTAATGCGCTATCGACTCCACCACTCATGCCAATTACAGCCGTGCTAATTTTGTACTTATTAGCATATGCTATTAACCCACTTATTAAATTACGACCTGTTTCTTCTAGACTATTCTGATCACTATATGTTCCATCCTCAATAAGATCGGACAAACTAGAATCAAACCAGTCACTAAGTGGATATAATTTTTCCTGTCTACTATATTTTAATATGTCTTGTTTTATACTCATGTTATTAATTGATTAAAAATACATTATATTCTATAAAATATAAACGTGTCAATATTTATGGTTCAATATCTACAAACAAAAAAAGACTCCGAAGAGTCTTTGTTTAAGTAAACCAAATTTCTTTAAAACCTTCTGCCTCAGTAGGCATTTCAAAATGATCAATCATACTAGAAACAACATGATCGGGAATGTTCTTTCCAGGACGATTATGCAATCTACGCATAAGTTCTTCATGTTCTGGAGTCCTGAACACCACTGCAATGTGATAATAGTCAGGCAACATATTGAATTTTTTCTTACGACTTTTTACATTTACAGAAGTTTGATCCCAGATAATATCACGTCCCACTTTACGAGCGGCAATTACTTCCTTACACATCAAATCTACAGCAGTAGGCATGAAATCTACAAACACTTCATTATAGGTTTTCCCTACTTCAGCCGCATGGCGTTCAACAAAGTCATCAGTGCTTACGATTACGCAGTCACTGATCCAGTCCTGAGACTTAATCCAGGTACTTTTACCAGACGCAGGAACACCGATTAATTGATAACATTTAGGCACGTTCATCTCTCTCTTTTTGAATCATTATACCCATTTTTGTTTTATCCGTCAACTTACCATTGATCATCATAGGTTCTTTACTTTTGTGAGGCATGTCTAGTGCTTTTAACAGTTTTTTCTTTACCAGTCGATTAGGACATCTAAATGTTTCAGTGTCCTCAAACCCTAATTGAATTCCAACTTCTGCTACAGCACCACTACGAAAGATCCCAGCATAACAGTGTACCACAACATTCATATGACTTTCTAGTGCATGTACCAGCAATTTTGATATTTTCACCGCATCTACATCCGTAATAGCAAATTCGCCAAGATCGGTCATACTACCATCACCCATGTTAGTCAGACCATCGTCTTCAATATCAAGGAATTCAAATTGATAAACTTCCTTGAACTTATGAATAGGTGTTGGGAATCCTTCGCCTGGATCCATGATTTGAATCAGCATAGAATTAGGGCCAGGATCACGATGTCTGCCATCTGCTATATCTATTTTACTTACATTCTGTATCCACATTTTTATTATCTTTCAAGTAAAAGAGGAGGTCATATTGACCTCCAAAATTTCATGCTGAGAAATTAACAAGCATATCGGTCGGACATCACAGTCTTTAGAAGAATTCCAAAAGGAGTAAACTCCGCAGGATCAGCCTTCAACAAACTGGTCATGATACTTGGGCTAAACCCACTTACCAACGCCGCACCACTCTTGTCACTCTTAACAGGGACATTGTCCGAACTGTTAAGGTTCCAGAATACCACAGATGGCAATTCATACCCAGCAGCACGATACTTACGTTCGATCATCTCCATAGCACTGTCATCATGACGAACACACTGATTGAACTGCATGTCCGAAAGAATCAACAGCATCTTTGGCATATCGCCTTGAGGAACATTGTTCTTCACTGCGGTGCTTAGGATCTTGTCAAAAGCAGCATGTAGGTTAGTACTCATACCCCACGAACTCTTGATCATTTGGTGAGCCTTCTGAACAACATTTCCCTTGAGGGTCAACAGTTCAGGACGATCACTAAATGTCAAGAATGTACCATTGAAGGCACCCTTGTTCTTATCAGCCAAGTACAGACCAAGCGAAACACTAACGTCCAAACAAGTTACACTAGTGTTCTTCCCTGCTGGACAAACCATAGACCCACTTACATCAACTAGAGGCATGATGTTAGCATCACCAACATAGTTAGGCAATGCATCCCATTGTGCCACGATATGGTCCAACTCAGTCTTGTTGAGATTAGTTGTTCCATATGCTCCAATCACACCCTTAAGAATGTCATGCGGGAAGATTGCTCCAGCATTTACCTTAACGGTAGGATCACCCTTGACCAACTTAGCCACATACTCCGCAAACTTTGGAGTATGACGGTTAAAAGCCTTCTTGTAGATACGAGAAGCCTGACTAGGTACATGACTAAAGTTGATATTATCCCAATCGTTAGCACACATTTGTGATTCAACGACAGAGGTCAACCCAACAAGAGTCTTACGGTACTGCTTAGGAGTCATACCAAAGAAGTTGCGGATTTCAGACGCAACTGGTCCCTTGCGAGGAGTCCACTTTGCTGCCAGTCCGTTCTTTGCCTGGATATGTTCACCCAACAGAGTGAAGGCACGATTCTTCATATCCTTGGTCTTGAAGACGAACAAGTCATCAAAACGACCAAGTTCAGGAACACGATTCATCAGCCGTGCTGCGGCAGAAGGATCAGTGGACTCTAGATGGGTTAGGATATCACGGAAGATCTGACGTTCGCCAGCGCCTTCCCTTACATCACGTGCCCATAGTGCGATACGTAGAGCAAGATCACGATCTTGCACATACGCAGCGGTGAACGCTGGGATAACGTTCTTTCCGCGGCTTGCGCCTACATTGTAGAAAAAATCTACCAGTGCATTGCTGGTAGTCTTACGAGCCTTCATACCGTTAGCGGTACGTGCTTCTTGCTCTTGAATTGCGTTTACAAATGCGTTCATTTTTTGATTTTCTTTCTGAATGCGTTTTTTTCGATATACTTGAAAATTTATGTTGCTGTGAGCATTCTAATGTAAAACAGGTTAGTTGTCTACTTCTTTGTTTACAGTGAGAAATTAGAAACTCACCTCGTCCAAGAGTCGGGAGTTTGATGTCCCGACCTTCCCTAGACCACCTTAGTATTAAATGTGTTGCTGTGCCTAACCTTTAATTTCTCTATTATAGCGCAGATTTAATTAAAAACAAGTATTTTGTTATTTTAATCTGCATGACGAATCACATACATGACTCGCATTTTTGCTGGTTCAAAATACTTTGAAACAACAGATTTTGCTTCTTCGATATCAAATTCTTTACAACTAAAGATATCTACGTAAGCAGTGCCACCATGATCCATGAAGTGAGCACAAATATTACTCGTTGTGATTAATTGCATCAAACTATAGCCCTGTTTTGGATCACCTGGCAATAGATGAGTAATGATAGGTTCACCAGCCTGAACCATATCTATTCGTTCAATAAGTTCTGCATTAAAATTGTAAATTGAATCACGGTCGGAAACATTGCTATTACAACCGCTACAATCTAACATAAGATGATAGCCCCAAAAATTCATTATATTATACCTTCTTTGAAAGAACAACTGGTCTTAATGCATCACGACGCATTAGAACAATTCGTGGAGAATTAACTTTTTGAACTGGTAGATATTCCACGTTGTCAATGACACGGATATCACGGGCATTTGGACAAACAAACTTTTCATTTGTAATGATATTTTCAAATGTTTTTTGCTTCATGATATTAACTCCAGTTTATAAATTTGGTGCGTGGAGTCGGACTCGAACCGACTGCCTACGGCTTATGAGGCCGTTGCCCATACCACTTGTGCTTCCCACGCAATGTCTTTTATCAGAACATGGGTATATTGTAGCAGTGGTATGGATTTATGTCAAGCGTTTTTGTTATTTTGCTGCTAGAGGATTATCTAGGGCTTTTTTGATCTTGCTGTCCACCTCTGAACGAATTGTTCGCAGTTCTCCAGTCATCTCTTTTTCTAACTTATTCATGTCTTTGTTGACTGACTTAACGGTTTCATCAACCTCACGTTGACTTTGTTTAGTGTATCTTTCTAAGTTTTCAACTACACCTTCTAATCGTCTAATGTCGGATTTCAAATCGTTCTTGATTTCGTTAGTGTAATCAGTGGATTGCATTACGGATGATTTCGTGCCTTCCATTTGTTTTTGAAGAACACTTAACTTTTCATTTATTGAACTAAGATCAGGCGCAACATATTCCTGTATTGCCTGTTTCATGTTCATGTAGTCTTGATACACCACGAAAGCGCCGTACAAAGCACCTATTATGGTACTTATCAGGGTAAACGCCGCTGTTACAGTAACTGCTGTAACTTTGATTCCAAATATTCTAAATTCTTTATTTTTAAGATCTTCAACTTCTTTTTCAAAGTTCTCCAATCCTTCTCCTAAGTCTTTGTCTGACATCATCAACTCCTTTTATCGTTCTAAATTATATTGTTGCTCAATCATTCGTTGATGTGTTCTATCACTGGCACCGTTTAATAAACGTTGTGCCGATGTATTATCGACGTTCACTTGTTCCCTATATATTTCTTTCGGTGGATAAAATTGTGCATCACGCAGTTGTGTGGCTGTATATGCATTGAATCCATTTGGCACTTTTGCCAAATCACCGAAACTTGCACCTTCTCCCAAATCTGATATCTGAGATGTAGTGTTTAGCGTATTAACTGCCACTGTTTCTATAGTATCAGTGGTCATTAACTGTGTAGTTGTCTGATTCATGGCCAATTGCCTAAATTGAGTAGACGAATTGTTATTTTCCATAACTTCAGTGCTTTGATTTGTGTCTATTGTACTTTTGCTGAATTGTAAACTTTCAAGTACAGAATAATTAATGTTGTCTAATAGCGTAGTTGTCAATAATGACTCATTAATCAACACATTTTTTACTATATCTAGTAATCGTGGATTAATGCCTTTGCCAACTGGCAATACTCTAGTAGATTTATCCGAAGATTTCACAACTTCTGGAATTCCACTAGCAACGGTGATTTCTCCAGTTGTTGACATCTCTACACCGCCAACGTCAGTTTTTGTTTCTATTACTGGGTCTTCAATTTGAATCGTGTTTGGCAACGAACTTACTGATACTTCTGCTTCCTGGCTTTTTGTTATTCTTTGTGCCATGGCTACGGTATATCCAGGACACTGAGAACTGTATAATGCGTCCTTACTACAGTTTTGTTCTAAAATAGCAGAGGCATAACCAGGACATTGAACACTATATAATGGATTTGAACCACAATTTTGATCTAATAATGCTTGTTCATAGCCTGGACAACTACTACTATACAGTTGATTAACTGAACATTGTTGATTTAAATATGCTGCTTCATAGCCTGGACAATTAACACTATATAGTGGATTTATTTCACATTGATTTATTGGATCTGAATAAAATCCAAAGTTATTGGCAGAATATGGTCCTCCTGGATGTCTAGCCCATTGAGTATATTCACCCGCTGAAATATCGCCAGTATAACCTATTGTAAATGGCTGATTGTTTATCTGTACGCTATCGTATCTAAATTGAAATGCGTTGGTATCCCACAGTTGAACTTCAAATGTGCTACGTTTTGACCTATCATTATATTCACTGACATCATACCATCCGAATATAGCAGAGTTTGAATCTATTCTATAGAATGGACTACTTGATTCACTGTTATTGATCAAGTCTGTCCATAGCGGAAATAGTGCATAATTATAATTAGAGTTCAGTGTGTTTAATGGCGCACCATCATAGCCAGATATATTACCGTTCGTGAAACTGATAACGCCGTTATTTGACACCCACACTGAGTCAAACGTTTTGCCGAATAGAGTAAAGTTCCATCCCAGTGGGATATTGCCACTTACACTATCGTCGCCCAGATTCAGTGCTGACCCAGACGAGCGTATATCAATTAAAGCAATACTATTAGTGGTATTTGCTGGCGTCGTTAATTCAGTTGAATAAACGGGATAGCAAATCACTAACAACAGTGCTAATACCAAACGTTGTAGCATTTCCTTTGTCCTTATCTACTAGAGGTACTTTATCTGGATTAGCCTCCCATAATTGTTTGGCAGTTTCACCGATTTTGCCATCATATGGACATGGTGTTCCAGCAGATAACATCGCATCAAATACTCTACGATCTTGACATAGTATGCTTACAGCGGCAACTTTCATGCCCATGTCATACATGGTTTTACTTAATTTAAGTCTCTCGCAATTTAAATCACGTTGTGTTCGGCCGGCACTTATACCTAAAATCTGTGTTTGCACTGCACCACTTACACCAACTGTACATAGATCAGCGTTACCACCACTCATCATACCAGGCGCAATCGCAGTTGGAGGTGGTTGAACAATCTTTTGATTTATGTCACTAGTGCTAACATTATCATTTCTATTGATAGAGTTAACAGATTGATTGCTTATACTAGTATTGGTACTTGTATTGTTACTTACATTTATATTTGTATTAACATTCTCACTAGTAGTGTGACCATTATTTGTATTTACGTTAGTAGATGTGTTAATGTTTTCATTTCTATTAACACTATTTACTGTCGTATTATTAACATTTACGTTATTATTAGTATTGGTGCTATTTACAGTACTAGTTGATTGATTTACGGTATCTACTTTTGAAGTAGAATCATAAACTGTTTGCGCCACAGACGTTGTTGAATAAATAGCAAACCCAATGCATATTATTGCTTTTTTCATTGGAGTCTCCAGTTTATCAATAATATTTAGAGGTCTATATACTATCTGTTATATGCTACTAAATATCATTATGAAAACATATAGAAATTTTACACCAGGTGGCTTATATTTTCATTTATCGCTATGTGATGGAGTTTGTTGTGTATTAGTATATGATATAATTGATTGCGAGTTGAAGATTAGATATTTCAATAACAGTAATAAAGCATTACGATTTATTAACAACCTATAAAAAAACGGCCACTAGGGCCGTTTTTAACTTCTATTATTTTTAAATATCGCACTTAATACTATACTTGCAACTTTAAAATTATGCTCCATAAAGTGATTGGCTAATCCATAGGCTGTAGTACCAATGTCTTCATAATAAGACTCACTTGGCCATCGCTGTCGTTTGAGAGGATAACTGTGTATAAGTAAACACTCATCCGCTATATTAATAAATTGTTGTTCATTCAAACTACCGGCGGCCTGTAGAATCGAAATCGCTACAGGCTTAACACCTATATCCACACGTTCAAAATTCTTTGCCAACAGATGCACAATATAAGCCTCTGTATTATGCGCCAAATTTATCGATGTGGATTTCTCACTTTCTATTACTAAGTCGTAACATGATTTAACGTAGTCTAACCAATATTTACTCATGTAGGTATTTATTAGTTGACTACGGATCAAAACTAATTAAGCAATATTCTACTATGTTTTGGAACACCTGTTAGGAGATATTCCATCTGACATCCAAGAATATTTCTGTTTTGTAATATCATATTCTCGCTGTGCGACGGAACATATGGAGCATACAGTAGTTCCATTTTTGCTTCTTTTAGTGTTTTGCTGCCTTTTCTGCTATTGCAAGAACGACATGCAGTTACGACATTCATCCAAACATTTTCACCACCACGACTTTTAGGAACAATATGATCACGACTTAGATCATGAAAATTTGAAAAGAAATTGCCGCAGTATGCACATACATAACGGTCTCTACCGAACAGAGTTTTGTTACTCAGTGCAACGGTTGAATGTTTGTGAGGATTAAAACCATGTCCTTTAATAGCAAGTATGCTAGGTGATTCAATATAACTTACTGTACCATCACGTTGAATGCCACCACGATATCGTGCCACTATGGGCCCTAAGGACCATGCAACACTGTTTGTTGCTAAGTAAGTAATAGCATCGTCTGGCGAAATCCACTGCCGTGGCGTACCGTTAACATCTAATGCTAGAATTGACATGATTTACTCCTAAATTGATTTTTTACATTATAACATATTTATAGTTTGTAAGATTGGCGGAGGATAACAGAATCGAACTGTCGGCCCTATTTAGGTGCCGGTACGGTATTCAAAGCCGCTTATTCACCATGAATACTATCCTCCTTAATTTGGCAGGGGATGAGGGAGTCGAACCCCCAACGCAGGAATCAAAATCCAGTGTTATACCATTTAACTAATCCCCAACAGAAACTCTTGGTGCTGATAGCAGGATTTGAACCTGCGACCTCTTTCTTACCAAGAAAGCTCACTACCACTGTGATATATCAGCAATTATATTTGGTGCCGCCACTCTGAATCGAACAGAGTCTTTTGGTTCTTCAGACCAACGTACACACCAGTTATACCATAGCGGCTATTAATTTTGGTGCCTAGTGCTGGGATCGAACCAGCGGCCAACGCCTTATCAAGACGCTGCTCTACCTCTGAGCTAACCAGGCTTTAATCTAATATATTCTAACACCTAGTGAACCAGAATGAGAATCAAGAAGTAGGGTTCAAACTACCGCCCAATTATTACCACGGGGTTTCTGCTTTGCTCCGCAGTCCCGCGCAGTCATTCTCTAAGTGTCAGAATATATTAGATTGGTAGTGACGGTTGGAATCGAACCAACACCATTCCGACTTATGAGGCCGGCGTACACACCACTTATACTACGTCACCAATCATTATTACGTTGCTTGTCCAACTTACGTTGGGCTTTGTTAGTCTTACGATGAACACCAGCACGCCGAAACAGTGCCAGAGCCACCAGGGGATTACGTTCACGAACACGTTGAACACGCACAGTTTCAGTCTTCATTTCAATATCTCCAACAGAATGCTAGTATAACAACATCTGTAATTTTTGTCAACTATTTATCTTCAACTCCGAAATGTCGATACAAAACTCCTCTCACCCACATACCATCCTCAGCACCATCATCTAGTTGTGACGCACATTCCCGAACAATCAACTCGGCGAACTTTAGATCTCTGGCTTTGAGAATCTTAGCCTCCCAAGTCAACCCGTCGACAATCCCACTGTAATAGTCAACTGTGTCTTCTGCATGGGTTGATGCTTGATTTGCAATTTCTCTGATTCGTTGTTCGTTCATTTCAAACTCCAAAAGTTTCTTTGATTTCTTTGATGGAATTCACAATCACAGGATGTTCATTTCGGCTCTCTAGTATTTGAACACATTCCCGAAGAAGCAGTTCGGCGAACTTTTCCAGTTCCTGACTAGAAATTAGAAAGTTAGGTCCAGTTAGTCCCTGCTGTTCAGCAAGTTGTCTAATCCGTTCATTCATTTCAGACTCCGTTGATTGGTTATTCGTAATCTACATACTCGATTTGATCGTAGGCGTCAACCACTTGCCCCAATTCAGACTCTACTACACCGTAACCTTCACGCCACTTGTTCTTATAACCTTCGTAGGACTTGATCCACGAAACCGCTTCCTCACGGGAAGCATGTACGCCGAAGAACTCGAAACCTTCGTACTGTTCGTAAGACAAAACCGAATAAACCTTCATCTTTTACTCCTGTTTTCTAACTTGAATACAGTATAACAGTGATCCGATTTATTGTCAACTATTGTTTGGTGCCCCCCATGGGATTCGAACCCACACACCTTTCGATACCAGAACCTAAATCTGGCGCGGCTACCAATTTCGCCAAAGGGGCAAATTACATAACAGGATACATTTTTAGTGCTCTACCAATTGAGCTAATTACCCATACGGATAACACAGGATTCGAACCTGCAACCACTCCTTTATCAGAGGAAAAAGTTTTGCTGTGAGTATCCTAAACTTTGGATCCGGTGGAGGGAATCGGACCCCCGTCTCGAATTTTGGAGATTCTTATAATGCCATTATACTACACCGGAACTGAATTTTTCAACAGGATGCATTTACTTTTTGCCGGACATGCTATCCATTACACCAACTCATTACTGAGTCAAGGAATCGAACCTCATCCTTCTGGTTTTCACCGTAAATTAAAATTGCTGTTAGCATCCTAACATTTTTGGAGCATCTGTCCGGTATCGAACCGGATTCCTCACATTGGCAATGTGAAATAATACCTTTATACTACAAATGCTAATTACATTATTTGGGGCGAAATCGGGAATCTAACCCTGCCTAACTATTTCACAGATAGTCGTGCGAACACTACACTAATCTCGCCATTTGGGTTCGGCCACACCTAAGTAGTCTACATTCTAAAAACAGGATACATTTTTACTGGTTAGATTACAAGTCTAGTGTATAAAATTTGCTGTTAGTATCCTATGTTTGGTGCCCGGGACCGGAGTCGAACCGGTACGCCCCTTTCGGAAGCATCGGATTTTAAGTCCGAGGTGTCTACCAATTTCACCACCCGGGCAATACTCAGTATTATACAGACAATTTCTTATCTGTCAACACTTTTTTGTCTTCTTTTATCTTTTCTACCAACCTACGTTTTACCATATTCTTCAACCCTGGTTCACACGCTAGTGCTTCCGGTACTAACCGATTTCGTACTCGACTACGAAGACTAAAATCAACATCATGATTGCCTGGATCTTCCCACCAAGACAAACCACGATATCTACAATATTCTTCTAATTTACACTTATCAGTCAACAGAAATGGACGAAACACATTGCGATTACGATGTGGCATATATTCACCACGACCACGCAAACAAGTCATCAAATACCATTCCACCGCATCGTCAAGTGTATGCCCAGTAGCAACAGCAGTATCAAAACTGTGAAACCAACTATACCTAGCATCTCGCCATTTTTCTTCTTTGTTGCCATGATCTTGCTCTCCAGTTTGATAACTGGTGATCAAACGAACACCTAACGTGTTAGAAAGTTCTACGACAGTATCTAACTCATATTTATGAGCATGATCCGCATGACTGAAATGCAACAGTGTTACCGTACGCCATTCACTAAGAACGGCGGCTGTAGCAACACTATCAACACCACCACTACATGCAACATATAGTGTTTCAGGTACTGATTCTGTGTATGTCCAAGTATAGCGTTTCATGATTTTAAAATGGTGCGTGGTTCGGGATTCGAACCCGATATCTATGGATTATGAGTCCATTGCTTATAACCACTTAAGCTTCCCACGCATCTTTTCTTAACTTACATGCATTATAGCAACAACACTCGATGTTGTCAAACGTTTTTGGAGCGGGAGGCGAGGTTCGAACTCGTCTATTTCAGTTTGGAAGACTGACGTGTAACCGTAAACACTTCACCCGCAATGTTTTATCAGAATACTTTAGGAGTTGAACCTATTTAATCCAAGGGTTTTGCTGTAAGTATTCTATGTTTGGTGCCGAATGTCTGATTCGAACAGACGACCTATCGCTTACAAGGCGATTGCACTACCACTGTGCTAATTCGGCGAAATTCTTTGGCCGAGAGTCAGGGAGTCGAACCCTGTGACCGTTGTTTAGACGATCTACGGATTAGCAATCCGCTGCATTACCATCCTGCCCACTCTCGTTTTTTATCAGAATGCATTATTACTTAGTCAAATTAGCAGTTTGATGTAAAATTTTTGCTGTTAGCATTCTATTATTGGCCCGGCGTAGAGGAATCGAACCTCTATTTAGGGTTTAGAAGACCCTTGTTCTATCCGTTGAACTAACGCCAGAAAATCTGTTCATTGGCATTACGATCTTTAGCCGTATCTTTATCGTAGATACCGAATAGATTATCGTAGATAACCCGTTTGACACGCCTGACATTATTTTAATTTTATATCAGGATTTGAAATGTTCTTGGTAGGCCTGGAGGGTACCGACCCCTCTTCTACGGATTAAAAGTCCGTTGCTTCACCTTAAAGCTTCAAGCCCAATCACTAATCAATCACTATGCATCTACTATAACAGTAGAATAATTATTTGTCAAGTGGTCCGAGTAGAGAGATTCGAACTCCCGATTTTCTGCTCCCAAAGCAGACGACTTAAACCTGACTAGCCTATACTCGGATTTATTACTGGTACTCCGTACGAGAATCGAACTCGTTTCTCCACCTTGAAAGGGTAGCGACCTAACCAGTAGTCGAACGGAGCAAAAATATTTTGTGGTCTGGGTAGCAGGATTTGAACCTGCAGCCTCCGAGTTCCAAGCCCGGCCGTCTACCAAGTTGACAATATACCCAGAATGTATTTCTTATTGGTACCTCGTGACAGAATCGAACTGCCGTATTCGCTGTGTAAAAGCGACATTCTACCATTAAATTAACGAGGCCGTGATAATTAGTAGTGTTGTCATGTTATGGACAATAATAACCCTATTGTCGTTTGCTTTTAACGATGTCAACTTATACAAGGGCACCGGCCGATGCTGATCTTGTTTTCGTTACGAACATACAGGCATGACCCATATACTCTGACATCAACTTTTCCGCATCTTAAGGTCGACGTCCGACACGGATAAGAAAGTGCATTAGCCTGGTGAACACAGGCTTTTTCCATAACAACACTACTAATTATCAACTGTTTTAAAGAACTGACATGCTGTTTGATCAGCATGTATGCATTGTAGTTGAACGTTTAATTATTGTCAACTACTTTTTACTTATTTGTGTGGTTGCCGTCATCTGTTTAAGAGCATAAAGTCGCTCTCCCGTGTAACTTATACCACTGACTAGGTGGGACACAGGTTCGGTATTACCATGACGGCTTGGCTGCTTAGTCTAGCATTTTACACAGAACCATATAAAAACACACTACAAGGTTCACGATACCTGCGCAGGGATTTAACGTTTTACCTGACAATTTAGTAATGTGTTTTTATATGGTGCCCCGGGTGGGATTCGAACCCACAAAATTCGGATTTTGAATCCGACACGTATACCGATTCCATCACCAGGGCAAAATATTTTATAAATTGTTAAAGAACGTATGCAGTGATTATAGTACATGTCATGTTCTTTGTCAACTGTTATTAGAGCAAATAGAGGATTTTACTCCTCTATTTGGGTTATTGGATTATAAGGTTACCAACCCCGCTGAGTTTATGCCGCTAGGCGGTGTATCTATTGCCTTTACTCATATTTTCTTTTGCTGGCAAATATTGTAAATTTTCAATAACATGTAATCCACTTACATTTTTACCTCTCAATGGTATAATATGATCTACATGATAATCTTCCGGGCAAGATAAATAAAATTCTTTAATTGCTTCTTTGTTTGCCCATAACGGTAATCGCTGTAATCTGACGGCTCGTTCATTTGCATTTTTCAATCTCACTTTTTCTCTGTTATTCTGCCGCCATCGTTTAGATCTCTCTGATTGAGTGGTTTGATTAGTTCTGTACTGCATTTCCTTTTTGCCTTCTTTAGCATAATATTTTTTATTATATCGGCGTTTGGCTGCTTTTCTTTCTTCATCAGTATGATATAGTTTTTTTCTTCCCATACTGATATTTATCATCGTTTGCAAAAATAGGTTCCGAAGAACCTATTTTGGTGTGTTTGGTTACAAGGCCTTTCCTACCCCGGCTCTGCTAGTTGTTTAGGCTGCTAGAGCGTATGCGCTGTCGTTTGCATTTACGTTTTTTGCTTCTTCAACCGGGTTACCCCAATCCTACGGCTTAGGCATTGCCGTGCTGTCCACTCTGTTTCCTCACGCAATCGAAACCATGACCGACCCATTAGTAAGCATACTCTAGAGGATAACCTTCCCTCTGAGTCTTTTGTGGATTGGCTACCACAGGGCACCGACAAATATGCTTACTGGTGGATCGGAGGGGAGTCGAACCCCTGTCTTGCCTGCATCTACGTTGCTTCATACAGCAATAAAACTTATTTATTCTTCCTTATACCATTCGTCCATTAATTCTGCGGCATGCCTGAACCAGATAGATAATACTTTTGCATATCGTTTGTCAATCATAATACTATTTGTGTTGTTAACATTAGTAGTACCATGAATGATTTGCGTATCTAGTTTCATATAAATCTTGTCTGGGTTCAACTCGTTACCATCTACATGAGCCAGTGTAAAATGACCTACCATTTGATGGGAGTTTAATTCAAAAGATATTGTTTTACGGTCTTCCGATATTTTACCACTGCTCATAATGTACTCCTAAAATTTCTAACATTTAGAACCCGCGTTCAAAACACTTTTTTCTCTACTTTTTATATCAACACCATTTACTGGATTTACGGGAAACCAATCATTATGCCAGATTCTACAAACTTGACTTTTACCTTTAATTTTACGTATTTCAAACGTATACATATACATTATGTCTCCTAATACAATCGTACACATAAATGTTTCATTATAAAAAGACTTCTTTTAATAATTCTTTCCATGCTTGTGTTCTTGTCATGCCACCTGTCATCTTGCCCTGAATTGTTATTCCAACAATAAAAGTAACTGCTAGTAACAGGAAAACTAGGAAGATTACAGTAACTGAAAGTAATATAAAAAACATCAAATTTCCTATAGTAAACCAAGAAGTTGTTGGAGTATAGGGTCGGATTCGAACCGACGTGCCTTTCGGTATAGTTTTGCAGACCATTGCTTTCAGCCACTCAGCCACCTATACATTGTATTGAATCAGGATACATTTTTTTTAATTTCCAATTAATTATAAATGTTGCTGTCAGTATCCTATGTTTGGCACCACCTGCAGGAATCGAACCCACATTTTTTAGTTCGTAGCCAAATGTATTATCCATTATACTAAGGTGGTATTTGGTGTGGTTGCAGTGCCTAGGAATCGAACCTAGCTTTACCCTGGCTTATGAGACCTGGTCTGTCTACCAGACAGCCGCCTGCTTCATTATATTATCTAAGTTATTTATTTCATTTTGCTTGATTAGAAAAAACTGTTTATCTATTACTGATTTCCACTTTTCTCTATCTCTTTCGGTTTCATATCCTTTTACCTCAATGATAACATTGTTGTCTAAAAGTAAAAAATCTGGAAAATATAAATGCCAGGAATTATTCCAAAAATAATTATATGGTTTTATACGATTTGTCCAATTTATTAAATTATCATTTAACCAGGTAGCAACCGCTAATTCCCACTTTCCCTTTACTTTTGTTTCTCCGTAAAAATCAAATGTATTATACATTTTAACTCTACCGGAAACATTATTACTGGAATATGATTCTGGGTTATTTTTAACTACATCAGCCATTAATACCGAATGCTTCTCTCTATTTTTTATATTACTCCAATAATCTTTGTTTATTAAACTAGTTTTTATAGAGTGTATTTTCTTTTCTTCATCAGTCCAAATATGTTGCCTTACTTTCGGCTTAGGTAAGCCTAATTCTTTGGCTTTGGTGTATTGATTGCCTTTTTTCTTTTCAGGCTTATTTGGATTTAATTTACATGATACTTCATGATCTATTAATCTACATTGAAATTTGAAATCTTTATTACAAAACTTACAATACATATCTTTATCCTAAATATGTATTTATCATAAGATGATATTTTCTTGAGCCTACCGTGCTTCCATCACACTCGCCCGCATTATACTATTGGTGGACCGTAAGAGAATCGAACTCTTACCTAGGACGTGCAAAGCCCCCGTGCTCCCATTATCACTAACAGCCCATTACAAATTTTGGCTCCGTCCCGAGGTTACGATCCTCGCATGTGTTCCCACATCCTTCTGATTAACAGTCAGAGGCCTTCACCGAGCCAGCCCGGACGGAATTGATAAAGTATTTATTCTTTACATTATACTAGTTAATTTTTATTTGTCAACTAGTACAACAACATTTTTTGGCGACCTTGCGGGGAATCGAACCCCGATATCCGATTAGACAGACCGGTATAATAACCACTATATGACAAGGCCATTAAACGATTTTACTGTAAACATTATTGTTTAGTTTACGCGGATCGTC